GATGGCCGCGTGGATAGCCAGCTTTAGAGCGTCGAAAGCGGCCTCCCGCGCGGCCTCCGTTCCTTCAACCACCACATCGACCTCGGCGCGGTGGTCGTAGACGTAGAGCGGCGGCGACATGAGCGCCTCCGGCGTGCCTGGGCTTCCATCGCGCAGTATCATGATCCCGTTTGCAGGCACCCGCTCGGGCAGCACCGCGTTGCGCAGCAGCTTGGCCCCTGTGGGCAGTGTCGTCGCCAGCGCGATGTTCAACGCCTGCAGAACGGCTTCGCTCTTGCTGGGCATCAGGTGCCTTCCTTCCAGTTCGAGACGATCAGGCCAGGCACACGGTTCGCCCATGCTTCGCCGTCGCGCGCGAGGTCGAGACGCTTGCGCAGATTGACCTGCGGCACGAGGATGAAGATCGGAACCGTTGCGAGGCCTCGCCCGGTCTTGGAGCGAGACGCCACTGCGCGGCCCTTGTTGGTGAGGCGCGATTCCGCGACCAGCAGGCTCGGCGCGCCGCGACGATAAACAAAGCGCAGCCGCAGGCCAGTCCGCTGCTCCCATCCGCCCGGCGTGATCCGCTTATTTCCGACGCCCTTTACACCAGCGGCAGGCGTGGGGATCGCGAGATAGAAGCCGTTCTTCGAGCGGATCAGCGCGCCTCGCTCGAAAGCGCCAATTGCCTTTGGTGCGTTTGTCCAGACCATCGTCGCCGCGTTCAGCGAGTCCATGCCCTTGGGATAGACCGCCGAGCGGATGGTGCGGGCGAGGCGCGTGCCCAGCCCAGCGCCGAGGATTTGTCCGCGCCAGTCATTCTTAAGACCTGTTCCAGCCTCCGCCATTGCGCGGGAAACTGCGCGCTCGCCATCAGCGCTGACCTCGCGCATTTGCTCGACGATGTTGCCGACAATGTTGAGGCCAACCCTCACAGCGTGCGCCCTTCTGTCGACCAGACCAGGCGCTCTCGGTCGCGCACTGGCTCCGAGCGCACCTCAAAGAGCTCTCCTGCAATCTCGAGCGTGTCGCCCTTTGCAAGCGCTGGCACCTCCGATACCCGCAAGTCGAGGGTCAGAGTGTCCGTCACAAACCGGCTGTCGCCGAAGTTGGCCAGCTGGTCAGGTGCCTTCCGGATCACGCGCACAAGAGTGCCGGCGCCTTCGCCGCCCGCCCGGTAGAGAGCGTCGACAGCCATGTTCGGGTCCTCAAACAGAAGATCGATGGAGGCGGCGAAGGCGTTCATGATCAGGCCGTCACGCCAGCACCGTTCAGACGCACGCGCCCGACGGTTTCGCCTGCGGTCCCGCCGACAGAAGCGACAGCAACGCCGATCAGCTTGTTGGTGCTGGCCGTTGCTGTGCAGGCGGTGCCAGTCCAGTAGACCAAAGCGCCGACCGTCCAAGCCTGACTGGCCACCTTTGGCAAATCGTAGACGCCAGTCAGGTTGATGACGCCTTGCGCACCATTGGCGATCGCACCGGCCGCCACGCCGAACAGGCTGCCGACGAGGACACCGGCGCCCGACGCAATGTCGGCACCGGCAGTGATGGTGAGCGTATCGCCCATTGCTACAAAGTTCTTCATGGGTGTTCTCCCGCTGAATGTGGTGGTTTGCTGGGCCCCGATCGAGGCCCAGCATCAATTGGGGTTTAGGCGGGGGCGGCGCCCGCGTTCTTGTACATTCCGCGCCAGTCAATCGCTTTGGCCGCGAAGTCGTGACGCGCCTTGATCTCCATGCCGTCGACCTCGAAGCCCATCCGGGTTTCGGTGAAAACGCCTTCCTGTCCGTCGAGGTAAGCGTATTCCACCGTGTCGATGCGCGAAGGATCAGCAGCGAGGAACCAAGGGTCCTGACCACTGGCCGGAATGAGGCGCGGTTCCTCGATCACCTGCATGCGCCCTGCGTACGGGTTCACGTCAGCGGTGTTTGAAGGCGTGGTTGCCGTGATCTGCTTGCGGGCCTCGACCGAGCGCTGACCTGGCGGCACGATGATGTATTGCGGCAGGATGCTGATCTTGCGACCCTCAATCCCGGTCTGCTGCGCGAACTTGCGGTAGGCTTCCGAAAGCGAGGTTTCACCGATCACCGAAGCGGTGCCGACGTTGCCATGGGCAGCATCGAACAGAGCCACGCTGTCGCTCATTGCTGGGTTCTGCATCAGGATCGAATAGACGATGTCCGATTCCAGATCGGCTGCAGAAGCACCGAAGGCAGCGGGAACGCGGGTGAAGGCATCAAGGTCGTCGTTGATCAGCGTCTGGCGTGTGATCGAGACGATCCGGCCATAGGTCGCCAGCGCATAGGCCTCTTTTGCCTCACCAATGGTCCCGTACTGGAACTCACCGGACTCGAGCACCTTCTCAAGATCAGGCGCGCCGCCCAGCTGCGTGCGATTCACGGGCTTGAAGTCCGTAATCGTCGCGCGCCGCGCCCAAGCACCGAACGTGCGCGGGGTGCCATCGTAAGCCGCGCGCAGTGTCTTGTTCGCGACGTTCGCGAGGATCGCCGGGAAGTCGCTGGTTGAGTGATAGCCGACCGAGGCACGCGCCTGGAAGGCAACACCGGCCAGTTCCATCTTGGACATGCCGCGCGTGCTGATACCAGCGCGATCAAGGGCGTGACGAGCCATCTCGATCAGCGAAAGACCACGGAATTCCCGACCATTCGCGGTCAGCTCGTGCCGACCGGGATTGTGGCGATGCATCAGCGCCTCTGTCATTGCGTCGCGGTACTGGACCTCGCGCTCGCCGGTGCCGCGCGCCTGAGCAGGGGCGGGTTCGGGTGTGCGACCAGCCGGATCGGTCTCGACCAGCTTGTCGAGGATCTGCGAGCGCGCCTGGTCGAGCGAAACGCCATCGCGGATCAGCTGATCGCGAAACGCCGGTTCAAGACCGTGCCGGGAGCAGAGCGTGCCGATCTCTGAGGAGCGCGTGCGCTCTTCAGCGCGGATCGCTTCTGCGTCGATCACCGGCGCTTGCGGGGTGGCGGGCGCCTGGGTGGTTTGGGTGGTGCGGGTCTGTTGGCCTGCATCCGTGCGGTCGGATGTCGTTTGATCACCGGCCGTGTTTTCATTTTCTTGTGGCATTGCTGCCTCCTTTCCAGAAGTTGCCTTTGCGGCAGGTGTGTCGCGCCGGGTGATGACGCAGGGGTTGCGGGTCTCTCGTCCGGATTGCTCCGAGCGGATTTTCGCGCCGGAATCGGCGGGCATTGCGACCGCCGAAATCTCATAGGGTTCCCAATCGACGGCGCGCCATAGCTCGCGAGCGCCGTCCGTCTTGGTGATCTCGTACCGGTGCACCCGGTAGCCGACCGAGACCTTGTTGATGGTGCGCTCGAGGATGCGCTGAATGGCGGGTGCCGCGTCCTCGGCGCTGGTGAGGCGGATTTTCGCGGTGCCTTGGCCGTTCTCGACGCGCACAGAGCCCGGAACGACCGATCCGAGGACATTGGAAACACCGCCCCAAGTCCGGTGGCTGTCCAGAAAGGGTGCGCCTTCGTTGAGACGATCGAGCCGGATCGAGTTGCCGTCGACCAGCAGCTCTTCGTCATATTCGACGCGTTCGTCCCAGCCTTCCCATCGCGCGCGCTGGACCGTGGCCCCGGTCGTCCAGATGATATCGATGGTGCGCTCGGCCTCGTTGATCGTGTCGGCGCGCACCATCGCCTCCCGCCCGATAAGGGGCAGGTCCAAGGTGTCTCTCGGCATGTGTATTACTCCGTTGCTGGCTCGCGCGAGGGCGCGGCGTTGGGGTCAGCGGTCTGGACGAGACCAGCCTTGGTGACCTTTCGAGGGTCGGCGTCAAAGACGAGTTCGAGCGCGTCCATCTTCGCATTGAAGTCGGCGGCTTCTTTGAGGAGCTCTTCGGGATCGTATCCGCGCCGCGCGATCTGCTGCGGGATCGTGGCGAAGCCGGAACGCACCTCGAGCAGGTCTGCCTGCGCGTCCTGCAGCGGGTTCACGCTCTCGAAGCGAGCCGGGCCCCACTCGGCGAAGATTTCAACGCCGCGCGGCAGCAGGCCCGCGTCCTGGGCATACTCGATAAACCATCCCCAAATGCGCTCGCAGAACATCGGAATGACGGTCTGCCACTGGATTTGCTCAATCATGCGGCGAAACTCGTTCAGCCCAGCGCGCGTGCTCGAGAAATTCGCTTGGCTCATGTCGCCGGTCATCAGCGCGTATGGGACGCGAAAGCCCGCTGAAATCAGATGCTGCTGGCCGCGCAGCCACTCGCCGATGCCGCCCGTCGAGGTGGGCTGGTTGAACTTGATGTCCTTCCCGTTGCGGGCATAGGCGATCAGACCGGGCTCGAACTGCTCGATGCGGTGGCCTTCTGAATCCTCGACTGAGGGTGCGATCCCCTGGTCCGCTTCTTCCGCGCCAAAGACGATCCCGACAAGGCAGGCTTCCGTCTTCTTTCGAACCAGCTCTGCGGTCTGCCAATCGTCCAGATCACGGATGTGCCGCATGGCGGGCGTGCCCCATGGGACGCCGCGGGACTGGACGCGCTGGCGCTCGAAGAGGTGTGCCACGCGCTCAGCCGGGATCCGGATTGACTCGAAGCGCCGACCGAACACGGTGACCGTGCCGCCCGGGTGATCCGGGAACAGCCAATAGCCGGAGCGCCGACCGTTGCGGTCAAACTCAATCCCCTGGTCGATGCGCACGCCATCCGGA